CCTGAGAATGTGTTCGACCACTTCGCGCTTGCCAGCACGAAAGCACGTCTCGCGCTCTGCGTCGTGGCCGCCTTGCACATAGGTCTTGCCGGTGAATCGCTGCACGAGATCGTCGAGCACTGCCTGACCAGCAGGTGACTCGAACAGCACGGCGTAATCGAGCGCCGTAACGGTGGGCTCGACGGCGCCGGGAATCTTGGCCCTCATGCTGCGGCCGTTCCGACCATGCGGTTAGCGACTGCGCCGCCCATCTGCTTCTGGACGTCGCCTTGCACTTCCATTCCCATCTGCTGCTGTGCCTGCGCTTGCTGTGCTGCCTGCTTGCGCTTACGGAAGTCGATGAGCTCGTCGCTCGTGCGCAAGATGTTGTCCGGTACACCCAGGCCGCGACCGGTTGCGATAGCTGCAGCATCGGTGTCTACGTTGTCCAGAACGGACGGATCGACCTGAGCCATCACCGTCATGTCGCCCATGAATCGCTCGATAGCCGAAACCTCTTCGAGCTTCTGAGCGCGTGCCAACGGGCTTTGGTACTGGACGTTGAAGTTGCGACCGGCGAGCGCAGCAGGCGGAGGCGAGAACACGCCAGCGCGGTAGGCGAGACCAAAGCAGCGTGCGATCAGCGGTTGCAGGTATTCGGCCTGCAGGCGTCCATAGATCGGCCCGAGCAACTGTCGGATCAAATCGACGCGCACGTGCACTTCGGTCGCGGTCATCGCCGGGCCATCCTGCGGCTGCAGCTGGTCAGCCATGAGCGTCTTGCGAATCTTCGCCTCAAGCGTCTGGATGCGCGCGTCGCCGAGCTGGAAGTTCGAGGACGGTTGCAGCGGCTTCATCGAATCCACGCTGTTGGCAACGATGATCTTGCGCGGACCAACCTTGACCGTGCGCGGGTTCAGCACGCCGTCATCCTCGGCGATCCACATGCCGGAGATCGCCATATCGAGGTTGGCGTATTCCATGCGGACGATATCGTTGATCGTGCGAATGTCGGGCAGCGCATCCAGCACGGGACCGACTGCGTAGAAGCTCGACGGAATTTTCTTCCAGCGCGCCACGACCACCGGCATTTCCTGATAGCCCGACTCGCGAACCACCTGCTTGCCTTCGCACGAGAGCATGTACGATGCGACCGGCATGTTCTTCGACCGAAGCGCCCCGACCACATGGACGTCGCGCGGCTCGATGCAGTGCACGAACTCGAACTTTTTATCGGGTTCGGACTGAGCCGCTTGGGTAATGATCGCGGGCAGGTTGTCGCCCGGCTTGCTGAATTCGGTGACTGCCTGGCTGGCGGTGAGCTTATACGGGCGATAGACGGTATCGATTGCGCCGGCGCGCTTTGACGACGAGATAAAGCACTGCGCGATCGGCCAATGCTCGAAGTAAAGGCCGCCTTTCTCCTGATCCTCATCGATGTACAGCGCGAACCAGCCCGCGCCCGACATATCGCTGATGCAGTCCGCAGCTTCCGAATCGAAGTTCGCATCGTGGATGTTCTCCCACAGCGTCTCGCTCGACTCATCCAACCATCGACGGCTATCGTCATCCTCGCCGTTCACCTGCATCTTGAACCACTGCGAGTTGGCCGGCGTCATGCCGGACATGATCGAGGCTTCGAGAATGCGCTTCGCGTCGATTGCGCTCGAGTCGAATATCTTCGCGACCGCCTGGGAAATCTCCGATGCGTTTGTCAGCAGGCCATTGAGGCCGGACGCACGCACCGGATCAGTCCACATGAAGCAGTCCGACCACGTGGTTTCATGGGGCTGACGCTCGCTTTTCAGTGCATCGAGCCGCTTGAGCAAGCGTTCGCCGAGTTCCATGAGTTATTGCCCCAAGGTGGATTTGCCCGTCGCCATCACGGATGAGGTGGCTGCGGGTGCCGTGCTGCCAGCTGCGCCGCTCGACAGCAGGCTCGATGCGGCGCGGCGCTTCTTGTCCGCTGCTGCGTCCGTGTTGGCTTGCTGCGCGGCTTTGGCGTCGGCTGCTGCGGCAGGATCCGCTGTGACCGTGGTGGTGGCAGCGGCAGGTGCTGAGTTGCCACCACCCAAGCCACCAAGCACACCTCCGATCAGGCCGCCTGCTGCCGTGGTCAGCGCCTTGAGTGGATTGCACATGGCGCGTTACCGGTAGTTTTGGGGCATGACGCGCGGCGTGGTCGGCACGAGAATGCCGTCCGAGCACTGCATCGGTGCCGAGAGGTCAGCCGGATCGATCTCGCTCGAATGCGGCAGGCGTGCGAGTTTGGCCTCGGGCGTGTCTTCGTAGCCTGCTTTGCGTGCGGCGCGGCGAGCGTCTGATGCGGCTTGCGCGCGCTTCTGCACTTCCTCGCGTGCGGGCATATCGCCCATGTCGCGGAACTGCACGGCCATTTCCTTGCGCTTGGCAGCGACCATCTCGTCGCGTGCGTGGCCGTCGAGGTCGTTCCATTCGAGCAGCGAGATGCCGGACGTCTCGTAGGCGCTGCGCACGATGTCATTCATCGGCACCTGATGCCCGGAGATGTCGATCAGCACGTCGTCTTCGCCAATGCCCGCGAGCGCGTCGGATTCGGGATTGGGAACGAGCGGCGCTTGGCCTGGGGTTTGAACGTTGTGGTTTCGAGCCATGGGGATACAGCCTCCGTGAATGTGCGGCTGAGTATCGAACCGTGCGACGGTCGGAATCCTGACTAGCGGCGGAACGATCCAGCGGATGGCATACGCGGCACGAGCGGCGCGTCGTCTGCCTTCTTGGCAGTGGTTTGAGCCCAAAACTTGAGAATTGCCACACCGGTGGCGTGCAACGGCTCAGCGCCGAGGTTGCGATAGCCCATCAAGTTCGTTTTGGGAATGCGGGTGTATTGCGATATTTCGGACAGCGAGTAGCCCTCACGCCGAATCTCTTCCAAGACTCGGGGCCAATCAACGCGGAGATCGGGCGTAAGGGCGTTCATCGATTACAGGCTCTCCTCGATACGATGCAGCAGGTTGAGCAGGTCGGCCATGATAATGGCCTCGCCCGACTCGATCTTGTTGCGCAGCGCGCGCAGGTGCGACACGGCGGGATGACGCGGATAGACGTCGTCAGTCGCGCTGCCAGTACCATCCGCATCGAGGGCACCAGCAGCCGGCACGTTTCCCGAGTCACCACCAGTTGCAGTCGCCGAAGCAGAGTCCGTCGCACCACTCGCAACGTTTCCCACGTCACCCGATGAGGCAGCGCCCGAACCATCCAATTGCGAAGCCGACTGCGAGCCCGCTGATTGCGACGATGTAGAGTCCAGCGGCGTATCCAGTGTGGTCACAGGCGTGTCGGTGGTCGGAATCTTCGTCTCGTCCGTGATCGGATTGTTGTTCGCCGTAGACCCGGTCGGTGACAACGTTGCCGTGGATGAACTGACATCTACTGGAATCGCCGATGAAGAATCCGCCAGCACTGAGCCATTCGGGACGTTCGTCACCGGTCCAGAATCCGGAGTGAGTGTCGCGGCGTCCGCCGCGCTGGCGTTTCCCGAGTCAGAATTCCCCGTCGTCGCTGCAATGGAAGCAGAGGTCTGATCGCCTGCTGTCGTCAATGTGGAATTCGCATCCGCATCCGTCGCAGCGCTTCCAGAGGCTAAAGGGGTCGCCGGGGTCAAACTCTCCCCCGTCGCGGCACTGCCAGCCTCCTTGTCATCGGTCGCATAGAACGGCATGGCAGCGGACAGCAACAGCATCTTCAAAAGTTTCGAGGTACGCATTTCAGGCTCCTGGTGGTGTGGGTGCTACGGGGTCAATGAAACTGAGTCGGTGAGTTACTCGGCACGTACCGATTGAGCAACTGCGCCGCGACGATATCGGCAAACTTCTCGTTGCCACGTATGCGGCAGTAGGCGCTCAAGAATTGGAATGTGTTGCTTGCTTCTTCTTCGAAGCACATCACAGGCTCGTCAAAATCACATGAATCCATCGTCACGTTGCCGCGCCCGAAGTACACAAGGTGCGCGCCGATGAACTTGCACTCGACGAACTCGTTATCGTCGAGCACCACTCTGTCGTCAGGTCCGAACGTGATGCCGGTAAATTTCATGTCTCGCTATCCGGTTAGAACTGCTCGTCGCGCCAGTCGAGGAATGGCTTGCGCAACAGGGTGTGGAAACGTTGCTCGGCTTCGCGGTCTTCGGCGAGCTGGCGGCGGGATTCGACCTGGCACACGAGGCGGATGAAGTCGGCGAGCTCGTCGACCGTGGGATTGCCGCGTGGGATGAACTGCGAGGCCCAGTCGCGAAACTTGGGGTCGCGGGGCAGCATGCCGGCGAGCTGAACGACTGAGGCCATGGCTACACCTCAAACGGGTCAGCCACGACCACCGGCAGATCGAGCGCCACCTGCTGCATTTGCAGCGGCAGGATCCGGACGATGGTTCGCGGGTTGGCTCGATCGATGCCATGGAATACGTGCTTCTCGCGCACCTGGCGATCGTTGATGTACACGCCGCGCTGCACGAGCAGGCGACGCGGTTTGACACCTGCGGCCTTCTGCGCTGGCGTCAGCTTCTCGGACTTGTAGCGGTCCTGCAGCACGTCGAGGATGATCGACTCGTCGAGGTCGGGCCGTTCGCTGGCGTAGAAAATGTGGAGCGTGACGCTCACGGGCCCGGCGTACTGAACGCGATATCGCGGCGGGATTTGAGCAAGCGCGTCTTCCTCGAAGCCGCGTGCTTTCTTCGACTTGATGCTCGACGGCCGGCCGCCGATGGTGACGATCTGCCGGCTGTTCGCCTTCGATGCAGGCTCGCCAAGGATGGTGAAGACGATGGGCGTTGCCATCACTTCGCCTCTACCGCGTTGTCCCGCTCGTTCAGCGCATGGATCGTCGCGCGGATGCAGCTCTCGGCAAACTTCTCGATCGACATCGGATGACCACGCAGACGCTCACGCTTCGCCATGCCCGTCGCGCTGGCACACATCGCAGCCACCAGGTGCTCGTGCAAATGCGCGGGCGCGCGCGAGGTTTCAGCGGCGGCACGGGCCATCTCAAGCTCCCTCTCGAAAACTAACGCGAAGCTTACGACTCCGTATTCAGCAGGCGCTTCCGTGATCGTGGCCGTGCCGGAACGCTCAAGCTCTTCGATCTGCAACGTGGTGATGTGGCCCAAAATCATGATTGCTCCAGAGGGAGTGAGGACTGATTGACTGCGTCTTTAACCGAATTGATCAATGCGTATTCGAGCGATGCATCAGCGGTGTGTGCTCGCCGCAACGCAATGATTCGCTCCACTTCCGGGCGAAGGCGATTCAACTCGGCAGAGATGGCATCGTTCAAAGCAGGCTCAGCGTTGAAGTGACAGCCGCAGTACCACTTTCCGCTTGAGCCGAATGTGCCGAGCATCGGGCAGCCGAACGCAGCGCAGAGTTCGCTCATGACGGCAACCGTGCGGTCAGTTTCGACGTGAGCTTTTGAACCTCAGCGATGGCATGCTCTTCGCGAAGGTCTTGGAGAACGTGCGGTGCTACTGCGCGGACATCGGCGAGAGTCAGGCGACCATCGCGCACAGCCTGGGCGAGAACGACATCGCGGCGCTGCACGTCGTGACCGAGGGATTTGACCCAACGCACGGGAGTGCCGGATTCGCGTGCGGCGCCGATGATCCGCGTATAGGCCGATTTGAACGCCATGCGACGCCCGGTTTCGTCTTCAATGACGGACGCGCGA